ATTAATCATAATATAATCATAACCTATTTGTTCTAACATCGCCTTTGCAACTGTTGTTTTACCAACACCAGGCCCACCAGTTAGTAATAGATTAGGAATACCATTCTTAACAAACTCAGAAAAAGTTTTCTTTAGATTTTCTGGTAATACACAATCTTGTATAGTTTTAGGTCTATACTTCTCAACCCATAAAAAGGTGTTATTCATTTAACTCCCCTATGAATTGTATGTTGATTCTGGTTCTAATGCAATAAAATAAGATACATCTAAATTCTTATGTTGAAAATAAGAAATACCTTTAGATGAAACTTGAACTTTATAATCACCAGGCAATAGTTTTAGATTCTCTACTTTGAAATAGAATTCAAAAAATGCAGATGCACCACTACCGATTGTAATTGCAAAGTCATTTGATGCTTTGTTCTTTTTATCTTTTACTTTAAGTTGTATTGTACTATCTTTTTGACCAGTTAATACTAAATCAGTAACACCAAGTGTACCAGCGGCAGTAATAACTTTCTTTAGATTTTCTTCTGTAATGTCTACTTCTACATCAATAGAAGGCATTTTAATTTCTTTATCAACTGTTACAATAACAGATGGGTCAGAATAATGATACTTACAACTTGAACTGTTGTCTTCTTCTGCGATAGTCATATACTTGTCAGAGAAAGACAGAACTGGTTCTTTAAATAAAGACATAGCTGCAAGATACTCATTTAAATTATAGATAGGAATCTCTTGTGAAAACTCATCTGGAACAGTTGCAGATGCAACAATATTTTTCATTGCAGATACAGTTTTTAATTGATTACCTTGTTTTATTAAAATGTTTTGATTGATTTGAGAATAGTTTTTTAATATCTCTTTAGTCTGATTTGACAATTTCATTATTTAGTTTCCTTCACTTCAATAAGTTTATTTAAGTACCATTGAGCTTTCTTTAAGTCCTCAGTACCATTTTTATAATTATATCTCCAGATATATTTCATAATATTACCTTGAAGATAGTTTTCAAAGCCATCACCAGTTGCACATTGAATTGCATCTATACATTCAATACTTTGTTGATTGTAATGTGGTGGGTGGTTAACATTATCTATTTTTTTCATAAAATCATTATATATTAAAGGTGGGGTCTTGTCAACCCCACCGATAAATTTATTTCACTTGAATCGTTTGAGGTTTCTTGTGGTCAGGCACGATTCTTTCTAATGCAATGTATAACATTCCATTTTCCATTTTTGCACCTTTCACTTTCATCTCATCTGATAAAGTAAAACTTCTTTTGAAACTTCTATGAGAAATACCCTTATGTATCATAGTTGTATTCTCATCTATTTCTTCTTCTAGTTTTTTAGAAGAAATAGTTAAGTTTCCCTCCTTTAGTTCAATATCAATGTCTTTTTTGGAATAACCAGCCAAGGCCATCTCAATTTGATAGTTGTAGTCATCATTTTTGACTATGTTATATGGTGGGAATCCACCACTTGTTGTATGAAAGTCAGTATCAAAAAGTCTATCAAATAGACTATCAAAACCAACTGTGTACGGTGTTAACCTATTACGGTCTAATGTTGCTAAAGTATTCATATCTATCTCCTTCTTTAAGCAAGATTAATATTTGAGTCCCAAAAAGGCAACTCATAAAGTTGGGGTTTTTTATAGAGAACCCCTAACTCTATTTATTTATGACACTAGGGTAGGTATATTATATTGTGTCATTAAGGTGTCTTATGAACAGCACCTCATCTATATTTATATAATTATACACTACCACAGAGTCAATAATTTGTCAAGTCCCTAAGCAGCTTCTGCCATTTGAAGTGCAGTATCAAGTGCTTTCAACTTAACTCTTCTGTTTCTACCATACCAAGCAGAAGTAAGTCTTCCGTCAGTAGTAGAACCTTGTTGGTGGTCAGTATTAAAAGTAACAGCATTAAATGCCTGCCACCAAGTACCTTTTGCATACTGATTACCAGGCTGAGTTTCAATAACCTCAAATGCTTTCTTAGCATTAACTGTTGTCGGAACAGATGGGTCTTTAATATCCTCATCTTTAATATTAGATGGATAAACTTTGTTAAGATACTCAACAAGTCTTTCAGTAGTATATCTTTTACTACCAAGAAACTCTGCCATAGTCTTGTAATTATCCATTTTTTCTCTTGCAATACCAAGTTGTTCTTTAACCATTTCTGGATTAAACTCTTTTCTGTGATTTACTTTTACCATAGAATCACTATCGGTACTCAAAGATAAAGTCAAAGTATTATTACAAACAACCCTAATAGGTGTCATTCTAATATCAATAGACTTACCAAACTGATGTGGATTTGAAAACAACATATAGTTTTCTACCTCATCACCTTTAAACAATTCAAAACTTTGTTTAACTTTTGCAAGAGCCCATACCATTTTACCGTCCATTAAAGAACCAGCAGTATGCATCTCTAAATCACCAGCTTCAACATACTCAGAAAAGAAATCAAACGCTTCTTTGTTTTGAACTGGATTCCAGTTTTGTCCTACACTTGGTGCAAGAACTTTGTTATCAGAACTTCTAACTAATGCAAATGAACCAGTCTTTTGTTGTCCAGACGGTGCATTTACATAGGTAGGTAGTTTTTCTACATACCAATCAAGACCAGATTGTTTTAACATCTCGTCAGTTGATAAATCGTGTGGAACTTTTGTTCCTAATCCGTGCCAAGGCACTTCACCAGCATATGCCATTGTTTCAACAGCTGCAACCATAATATACTCCTTTGTTAATTGTTATTATGTTATTTGTTATCATAACTACATTATACTTGTTTTTGAAACAATGTCAACCCCTTTTTGTATTTTTTTGATATTTTATTTATGAATATACATTATATTTTTTATATAAAATACTATATAATGATATAGACCAAGCCATAGGAGATTTAAATGAATTTATTTACAATTACAATGTCAATATTTACGATATTAATGAGTATAGGAATGGGAATCAACTAAAAAAAAAGGGAACACGAAGTTCCCTTTTTCTTAAACTATATAAGGTAAAATTAAATACCCTATAATACCTATTGCAATCCACATATTTTACTCCATATGTACAACTACCCATTGTCCAAACTCTCTGCAAGCCATACCTACACGATTAGTTCCAGTAATAAACTTTTTACATCTTTTACTTTCTATATCATATATCTCTTCGGTTCTATCAATATGTTGACCAACTTGACCACCAATAAACAAACCTAATAGTCCACTAGCTGCAAGTGCATATGGGTCAGTAACATTTAATTGTTTTGCACCAACTACACCTAGAAATGCACCAACACCTTCAAATAATCCCTTTTTAGGTTGACTAAATGCAGTTGTTGATGTAAACAGAAAAATTAAGACAATAAATAATCTCATTATTCTGTCATCCATTGGTCAGGCCCAATAGATGGAACTGTTTTGATATATCTACTATTATCGCCCAAGTCATCCAATTCTTTTTCTATATTAGATAAAGATTGAACTTCGTCTTGGTCTAAAGATTTATCAACACTTCTTTCTAATTCTTTAAATGCGTTATTAGAACGAAGTTTTGCATAAACAGCTCTGTCTTTTCTCATACGATTCATAAGTATTTTTATCGCTTCTTCATCAGAATACTCTAACAATACAAATGCACGATATTGAGTTCCAGACGGAAACACATCCATTTCTTTGACCTTGTAACCAGCAACATCAACAGATGCGATTACATTTTTAGATACTCTCTCTAATTCATTTAGAACTTGAGAATCTAAATCAGTAGTACCAGTTTTTGCAATAAATTGTTTGGTCATACTATCAAGTTTACCATTTATTCTATCTGCAAGAACTGTTTTTGCGTTCATAGTTGCAATATCAACAGATAGTTGTAAATCTGGTGCGATTGCAGTTCCAGATGAGTAAATCATTTTTTCATCTTCTGGAAGTTCTTTGAACCAATCTGGTATGACACTAGATGTACTTTCAACTTTTTCTATTTGTTGTTGAATCTCTGGTGTTTCAACCAAAGGGTCAACATCAACTTTTGTTGCACAAGAACCTAGTGCGATGAGAGGTAGAATACTAAATAACTTCTTCTTCATAATTAATCACCTCCTCTTCATCTGAACTTTGTAGTTTATCTTTTGACCAATCAGATACATCTTTTATATCTTGACCGAATCCAGAAACAGTACCACAAGACTGTGTAAATATAAGTAGAGCAGCAACTCCACATAAAATTAAAACATTAGTTATAATGCCTTTAGTTTTATTCATATATCACCTATTACATTGTTTAAGTTTAACTTCTTGCAATCCCAAACCTGGCATTACAACATTAAGTGTCTCTATTCTACACTCAATTCTTTGTTTTGTCAAGTCCCTAAATTGACAATTTAAATTTTTAGTTGATTCTAATGTTTCTGGAACAAACTCTTGTAATAATCTTTCCTTTGCACGATTAACTGCATTTTGACAAGCTTCGTTCTCTGACATATCTGGTGTAAATATATAATCTTGTGAAGTCATATACCACTTACCTAATATTTTTGCTTTGATTAATACTTTACATTTCTTTGTTTCTCTAAAATATTCCGTTACTGTTTTATCTTTTACGATTACTGATTCAACTGTGCCTTGCATTGTAGATGTAGTTTGATTATCATATTCACAAGGATTTGTTGCGAAAACAAATGTTGGTAGTAAACACAATACACTAATCTTTTTAATCATAAAACCCCTCTAATGTTGATTTAGTTTCTACTGATTCTATTCTTGCAGTTGCAATATTAAAATACTCTTCTTCTTTTTCTATACCTACAAATTCAAAGTTCTCTTCTTTTGCAGCCATACCAGTTGAACCACTACCCATAAATGGGTCTAATATTGTTCCACCTTTTGGTGTAATCAATCTACATAAGTATTTCATTAACTTAATAGGTTTTACTGTTGGGTGTATATTTGCAGAAGGTTTAGTTGTAAACTTTTGTTCAACGCCTTTCATATCTTTACTTGCATTTGGACTTTGACCATTAAATACTTTATTCTTTTTAATAAAATTATCTAATCCTTGATTTCTTTCTGCCTTTGATGTTTTTGCACAATAGAAATATTTTGATTTATCTTCAAACAATTCTTTTATAATACCACTACCATCGTGCATTATATTTGATGGAAATCTACCTCTAGGGTCTGCATCTGCATATTCACTACCCTCTGCTTTCATACCAGAGTTATCATTTGTCCATACACCGTTTTCATCTCTTGATTTACGAACAACCTTTTTTCTTTTTACATTTTCTGTTTGACCAAAACTTAATTTATCAATACCTATATTTTCTTTTGATTGTCGGCCTTGGTCACGAAAGTCTGGATTAGTATCTGGATATTTTGCATCATTACCCTCAACTCTACATTCATCTATATTAATACCACCAGTTCTATGTTTTAATACATTATCTACAACTGATTTTTCTGATAAAGGTTTTCTTGCAAGAACTAAAGGTTCGTGTGCTGGTTTAAGTGCAGTACCCCAACCCTCCCATTCGGTATTACCTTTTGTAATCTCTAATTCAATATCATCATAGTCACCACCTTTATCATAGTTACCACTTCTCATATCTCCAGCTTTTTTAATTTTTGTTCCAAGTGATTCTCTTTCATTACCTAGTTTTTTATCTAATGTCTTACCAATATTCATACTCTTTGGAAACCCAGAACCATATAACCACATTACTTGGTCACGAATCTCAAAACCAGCATCTTCTATTGCAACTGCCATTCTATGATATGTTCTACTTCCAGAAAATGCAAGTAGATGTCCACCAGGCTTTAATACCTTAAAACATAGTTCCCAAGTTTCTTTTTGAAATGCAATACCAGTAGAATCCCAACTTCTTCCCATAAAACCTAGTTCATAGGGTGGGTCTGTAACGATAGAATCAACGAAGACCTCATCTTCTATCATCATCTTTAGAACATTTAAACAATCACCGTTATGTAATCTCATCATAATAATTTACTAAAGTTTCTTTGTTTTTCAAACTTTATCACACTTCTAAACTTATCAAACATTGTATCTCCCTTATGACTTATGACAAATACATTTTGGTCAGCAAAAGTGTGCAATATTTTTAAGAAATCATCAGTACCAGTAGTATCTAAACTACTATCAAAGATTTCATCTAGTATTAGTAAATTAGTGTTGGTTGAGTTTTTCATCTTTGCAACAGCTCTCCAAGTAAAGAGAAGTGCAAGGTCAATCCTCATTTTTTCACCTTCACTAAAAGACGAATAACTAAATTCATCTCTGTGTCTGGACTTAATAGTTTCATTAAAATTATTGTCCAGTGTAAAGTTAACATAAAAATCCATACTTGTCAAGTACCCATTAATTAATTTATTCATAATCGGTAAATATTTGTTGATTATCTTTGTTTTGATACCAGTGTCCATTAATAGATTTCTTGCAACATCTACATAAAACTTATCTTCTCTTAACTTAGTAATCTGTTCTTCTTGTAGTTTACATCTTTCTGATAGTCGTGTAAGTTTAACTTTATCTTCTTCTGATACTTCACCTTTCTTCATAGCTTGTATCTGTATATTTGTTTGTCTAATTAATCTTTCCATATGTGTTATAGAAGTACCTATCTTTGCAACCTCAACTTCTTTCTCTCTGATTTGTTTTGACAACATCTCTATACCTTTAAGAAGTTGTTCTTTATCATCTAGTTCTACTTTAAGTTTGTCTATACCACTATTAAGTTCTTGTATTCTTTTTGACTTCTCTTCTATCTTTTGTTTCTTTAATTCTAGTTCTATATCTTGAGTACAAACTGGACAAGTTTCGTTATTCTCAAAGAATTCTTTTTGTCTTTTATTCTCATCTACTCTGTTAGATAATTTAGCTTCCATTTTATGATACTCACGAATACTACTTTTAACATTTTCTTTTTGCGATGTTTCTGGTTCTAAACTTTTTATTTCTAATTTTATCTTATCTGCTTTCTCTTGTTCTGACAACACAACTCTTTCACTATCAAATACTAAATGTTCTTTCTCTTCTATTATTCGTTCTTTGTTTTTTCTTATGTCTTCAATGTATTTGTTTTGTAAATCTATCTTTTCTTTTGATAGTCTAAATTCATATTCTATTGATTTTAATTCTTCAGAAACTTCTTTTACTTTATGTTTCAATAAAAAGTTCATCAAAGAAAATATCTTAATATCTAATATATCTTCTACCACTTCTCTTCTATCTTTACTTCTTAATTGCATAAAAGGAATAAATGTTGAAGAGCCTAGTATTACGACTTGAGTAAATGAACGATAATTTAATTTAAGGATTTGTTGTTCTAATATCTTTTGAGTATCTAATGCATTTGCATCTTGATTCATCATACGACCATTACAATATATCTCAAATATATTTGGTTTCATACCACGAATAATTTTAAAATTATTTTTCTGTATTACAAATTCTATCTCAACAATAGTTCCCCCTAAGTTAATAGAGTTAACAAGTTGTGATTTACTTATAGTTCTAAATGGTTTATTGAACAATACAAAACATAGTGCATCAAGAACTGTTGATTTACCAGAACCATTTTCTCCGACTATGAGTGTTGTAGGACTTCTATCTAATTGAACTTCTAAGAAATAATTACCAGTAGATAGAAAATTCTTCCATCTAACTTTCTTGAATATTATCAATCTTTATTTCACTTTCTGTTTCAATAACAACTCTTGCACCACAAGGTAGAATTGGTTTATCATTACCACCATAATACATTTTAGAAGGCCCTAGTATCTCCACACTATGACAGTATGTATTTTTCTTACCCTCTTTGATTGTAATAACTGGTTCATTAGTTCCGTGTTTTTTGTTTGCACGAATCTTATGTTGATTTACATGAATATATTTTTTAGTCATAAATTCCTATTCTATCATATTTTTTTATTTTGTCAATCCTCATCTTTACAAATACCCATAATCAAACCTAAAAACATTTTACCTGGCGGTGCAATGATTCTAATACCAGAGTTAGGAGGCATCACTATGAAACTTCCCTCTTTTAATGGTAATTTAAATATACCTTTCTCACCAGTTTGAATATCTAAATCTATACAGTCTGGAGAACAACAAGGTATATATAACATTCTATAATGTGATGGAACATCTGTTGCTTTATTGAAATCAGCTTGAACTACATAATATTTACCAAAACCAACATCTTCTAATAATTTCATTAGTTTATCAAATAGTGGTTGCATCCAATCGTGTTCAGTTACATCTGCAAACCTTTTATCTTCTGTAAAAACATCTTTTGCAACATCAAGGAAATTCTCGTGAAAGGATAACGCTTGACTATGCAAAAGAGTTTTATCATTCTTATTACGATTTTCACCTATCCAAATAGAACCTTTTGGATGTATATCTTTTATTTCACTAAATTTAATCATTAAGTGGTATGAGTCCTTTTTCTATCAAATATCCGTCATCACCTATCGCTCTATCAGATGTGAATTCTTTCACATATTCTCTAATGCCTGGAATTACAGCTGCGTGTGCATCTTTTACATAAAACCATAATGACCTAGAAATAGGATATGTACCATTACTAATTAATTCAAACTCTGGACTAACACCATTAATTGTTGCAGGCTTTACTTTATCTCTATTCTCATCTAAAAAGGAATAACCAAATATACCTAAAGAATCTGGGTTTGTTATTAATTTTTCAATTATTAGATTGTCGTTCTCACCAGCTTCTATATATACACCATCTGTTCTTATTGCACGACATTCAGATTTATATAATTTTTTATTACTTTCTTTAAGTTTTTTTCTTTCTGGATAAGTTTTACAACCTCTTTCAATACCAAGTTCATTAAGTGCATCTCTAGTACCAGATGTTGGTGGAGGGCCGTAAACTACAATAGGTAAGTCTGGATATGTTGGATTTATTTCTATCCATTTTTTATATGGATTAGGTTTTACAGTTTTACCATCAATGTCTGCTGGTACATCTTTTGCAAGTGCAAGATATAAATCTCTTAAAGATAAATGAAAGTTTGCACCTTTTTTTGAGTTTGCAATCGCAATACCATCATATCCTATTTTAACTTCTGTAATATCTTTGATACCATTCTTTTTACAATTATCTATTTCTGTTTGTTTTATTCTTCTTGATGCATTTGTTATATCTGGGTGTTGTGTGCCTAGTCCAGCACAAAATAATTTTAATCCACCACCAGAACCAGTTGACTCAACTACTGGTGTTTTAAATCCACTAGTCTTACCGAATCGTTCTGCAACAGTTGTTGCAAATGGATATACAGTAGAACTACCTACTATTTTAATTTGGTCTCGTGCAAACAAAGTTGTTGCAAATAATAATGTAAATACAAATAAAAAGTTTCTCATTTTTCTCTCCTACATTTCCATATTACTAGCCTCAACATACAATCCTTTTAACATTGTCTTGAGTCTATTTTTATCTAAGTTATTCACATCTAGTTCATCAACATATGAATCTAATAAAGTAACTGTGTCTTGTGCATTTTCAATAATTTCATTTTTTACATTCTCTGCTTTCAAATCTGAAAAGTCTTCTATAATTTTAACATCGTGTGCTTTTGACTCTGTTAAAACTTTGTCTACAAACTTATCAAACATATATAAATCTTTTTTATTAACAACTATTAGTTTTACATATTTGTCTTTTAAATCTTTTATCTGATTGAAATTATAGTCTTGACCATTGGAATCATCATAATAAACTTTTTTGAATATTGTATGTGGATTGATTATTCTTTCTAATTCTCTTGTTTCTGTATCAAATATATGAAACCCTTTTGGACATTTATCATCATTCCAGTATATTTGATAAGGTGTTCCTAAATAAAATATATGTCCGTCATCTGACTTTTTATGAAAGTGTCCAGACATTACCATATCAAATCTATTAAACTCTGATTTATCCATACCAGTTTCACTTGGAAAACCGTGATGCATTTCAAACCCTTTTATTTCAAGGTGACCCATTGCAACTGTAGCCTTTGTCTTTTGCATCTTCTCAAGCGTACTTTTATAGTTCGTTGAATTAATCCAAGGCAGAAAAAATATAGGTATATCAAACTCAACAGTTTCTGCTTCTCTATATATCTTTATGTTCTCATAACGACTACCAATCAACTCATCAAGTGAATTTACTTCATTAGTGTTCTTAAAGTATGTATCGTGATTACCCACTATCATATGCACATTTATGTCATTTGTCACAAAAGTTTCACAAAACTGTTCTCTGAAGTCTTTTGCAGTTTTATATGACACAAACTTTCTTCTATCCATTACATCACCTAAATGAATACAAGTTTTTATATTATGTTCTTTGAGATAAGGAAAGAATATATCCTCATAGAATTTATAAAAATATGTGTTGAAGTGGTCGTGGTCATTTCTTGCACCGAAATGAGTGTCCGTAACTAAAGCTATCTTCATTATTTAATCAATCAAACCTTGTGCTTTTAAATGTAATATGTTCTTTAATTGTTGTTCTTTTATGAGTTCTTTTGATTGTCCCTCATATGCAACACCTACTTTATGTTTTATCATATACTCAACTATACCCATTCTTCTATCTTCTTGACCATCATATATTTCAAAGTCTCCAAGTGTTCTTCCAAACTTACCAGCTTTGTCTTTTGTTGTTTTGAGAACTTGTGTAGAACCAACTGGAAGAAACCCCTCTACAACATTTTTTGCATATAGACCAGCTTTCTTTTCCTCTGGGTCTCTTGTCCTTGATTCTGGAGTATCAATACCATTCAGTCTTATTCTTTCTTTCCACAACCAAGTATTGAAACCTAAATCTATATTAACATCAACAGTATCGCCATCAACGACCTTTACTATCTCGCATTTATATTCATACATTATTATTTTCCGTTAATGTGTGACCAAAGTTGTTCAACTAAATCATCTTTAAGATATCTTCTATCTAATTCTATTCCGTGTTTACGGCCTAGTGTTTCCAATTCTCTTTTAGTCATAGTCATAAGTCTTGATTTTTTGATTTGTTTTGGTTTTGGTTTAAATAGATTCGTAATGAAACTAAACATACTATTCTCCTTTGTATCCGTCAATGTGTTTCCATTGAGTATCATATATGTAAGATTTTAAATCATCATATCCACCGATGTGTTTGTTCTTTTCATTCCATATTTGTGGAACAGTTTTGAACCCTTGTTTTTTAAAATCTTCTCTTATATCATCATTTGATACATTGTGTTCTTCATAATCTATGTTAAAGTTTTCCATAAGTTTTTTAGCTTTATCACAATAAACACAAGTATCTGCTGTAATGATTCTGTACTTAACTCTTTTTTTTATGTAATTATCTAAGTTCATTTTTCCTCATAAAAATTTTCTAAACTCTTTTTAGTTTCTTTTTTCTTAGAACTATTTGCTTTGTAAACTTCTTGACCATCTTGTGGTAACATATTCTTTTGTAAATAATCCATATATTGATTACCATAGTTTGTATCATCTAAGGGATTCTGGTCAAAAGTAGGCATCATATTCTTTTCTATTATTTTATGTTTAGTGTGTGTTTGTTTTTTTTCTTTTTGTATTCTACGAATAAATGCGTAGTATATTATTTGTGTAAAATATGAAAAAGGGTTCTTTGATTTTTCTGGGTCAAAATTATTTACATATTGTAGAC